GTGACGCCCATGCCAGTTATGTCTAGCCCGGTGCCTGTGAACATGAACAGTGGCCCGCGTGTGAGCGCGCCTATCACGGTGAACGCTCTTGACCCGAACGCGGCCGCTCAAGAGACTGTGAGGGTGATTAATTTCCATTACGTGTGACAAGCCGCGCGGGTAGACTGAGGGTATGGCTATCTTTACCCTTGACCCGCGCGACATTCGCTTGACCCTGAACGGGTTCCCCTTGTACGGAATCGACTCATACGGGTGTGAGTGGCACGTAACGTTTCAGAACGTTTCGGGATTGTTCGACGGTGTTGGTTCGACCTTGCAGACCAAGGACAAAGCATGGTCGGATGGCTGGTTTAGCAATATTCCAGTGGCTCAGGGTCGCTCGATCAGTGTCGAGGGTCATATTATCGGCAAATGCACGGAAAACTGCATCAACGCTTGGGACGCGTTCAAACGGTCGTTTAATATCACCAGTCAGTCGCTTGTTGTGGAGTTGGGGAACATCAGCCGTCAGGTGCAGGTCATGCAATCGTCTTCCGCTCCGCTGGTGGAGTGGGCTGGTGTGAACATTCTCAAATTTAGTATCGGGTTGACTGCTTTGGACTCGTATCTTTACGATACTCAGTCAGTGAGCGGAAAAACCGGGTTGCCGCACACTCAGGGCGGTATGACGTTCCCCTATCATTTCGAGGATATCAATACTGGCAGTGGATCAACGTGGGTGTGGTCTGAAACAACCGTGTCGGGTAGCGTGCCACTTACTAACACGGGTAGTGCTCCGAGTCCGGTGACTATTCGTATCGATGGGCCTGTGGACAATCCGCAGGTTGAGCATAGTCCGAGTGGACATATCATGGCGTTCGATCTCAGTTTGGGTGAGGGTCATTACATTCTTATCAACGGTGCCACTCATGAGATTCTTATAGATGACACCGATCCGGCACGCGGCAGTGTGACCAGACGAGAATGGAGTTACGCGGAGGTAGGGGAGAACATCTGGATGTTCAGCGCCGAGGAACCATCTGATAACGCACGGATGACGGTCACGTTCAACCCGGCTTACATCTAAGGAGGTGCCGGATGCCTTTTATTTCTAACCGATTGCCGCAGTCGAACGGCTTATACTCGGACACGGCGCGTGTACTGTTGCAGCGTTCAGGCTTGCAGTTCGTCGCCGTCACGTTGAACGACGGCACGGTGATAGCCGAACTCCCCGACCTGCAATTAACCCACCTGACGTACCGTTTCGAGGAAACGACCAGCGAAACGGCCACGCTCCCGTGGCGCAATGCTCCACGAAACTGGGATGAAGCCACCACCCCATATCAGGTCGCCATACTTCTGGTGCGCGAATCCACTGTGTTGTGGGGCGGTATCGTGGTCAAACGCGAGCGTGCAATGCGTGGAGACGGATTATCGTTGACACTGGCAACCGTCGAACACTATCTCGATAACGTGTACGTGCAGGATCATACGTACACGAATCGTGACCAGTGCGAGATCGTGGAAGACCTCGTAACCACCACGCTTAAAAACCACCGTTTCAATCTTGTTGTCGAAGCGTCCCCGAGTAGCGTCAAACGCGACAGAACGTATGAAGCCGAAAGCGACAAAACACTGCTAAGTGTACTGCAAGAGCTTGCGAACGTGTTGAACGGGCCGGAATGGTGTACATCATGGCGTGCCATCAATAACGGTCATTATGAGCCTGTGATGACGGTAGCCGACCATATCGGTTCCACCACGCCAAGCACCACGTTCGACGAAAGCGTTATGACCACGTTTAATCTGCTGGAGGATTACACGAACGGGTACGGTGCTAACGCGGTAATGGCTGTGAGTACGGCTGACGCGGGCGACCGCCCCCAGTCCGATTGGATGATCGCAGACCAGCCCAACCGGCCCATGATTGAATACGTGTTCCAGCCGTCCACAAGCATCACGAACAAGAGTACGCTGAACGAACACGCCAAGTCCTCGTTGTTGCAGATGCAGAACGGTACCCAGACCATCACTATGGGCTTGAGTCTGCTTTCCGCTCCGATGGTGTATGAGGAATGGAAGCCGGGCGACCTCATATCGTGGACTGTGGAGGAAGACGCCGAGCATTTCCCAGACCATAATCACGGTACCGCCCGTATTATCGGGTACGAGATAGATTTTAGTCAGGCGTGGACCATCACACCTATATTGCAGCAGGAGGACGATAATGCCGAGCAAATTCAAGTTCAGTCTAGATAGCGCGGACGCTACAGCACGCCAGTTCTCGGACATTAAACGCCAGTTGCAGGAACTGCCGCCGAGCATCGTCAACAGCGTCAAACCTATGGTCGATCAGATTACGAAAATGTATAAGGAAGTGCAGACGCTGACCAACAATCTTGACCAGCGTGTGCAGGAAAGCATCACTCGCAACAGCTATACCCGTGCCGAGATTGACGTTAAAACTCAGACGTGGAATTGGGGTGTATTGGCTCCCAATCGTGGTGGTACTGGTATCGCCAACGCTTACAATAACGTGTTTGCGTCAGGCTCTTGGCGCGCGGTGTGGGTGTTGTCTGACGGTACTATGGGCACGGCTCAGTCGATTCGTGCAGTGAAGACCGATATCGTGGACGCGGATGACTACATTCCCGTTGCCGCTCTCCGCAAGGTGAAGTGGTGCATCTATCGGATGAAGGATGATAAGAACCTGAATCTTGATGACGCGCAGCCGTTGGTCGGCATGATCGCCGACGATCTGGATGAAAACGGATTGGGGTTCTTCTGCGAATACGATGAAGACGGTACGCTGGTAGGTATCAACTATCCCATGCTTGGTGTGGCGGCGCTCCGACTCGCTCAACAGGTAGCGGATGAATTGGACGCGCTCAAAGCTAAGGTTGACGAACTATTCACTGATAAAGATAAAATGGTCGTAGACGATTCGGAGGAATGATTATGGCTATCATCATGCACCCGCTTACCGCGAAAAACGATACCCCGACGTATACGGCGGACGATTACAGACACGCCATTAACCCTTTATTGGTACCGTCCGATGGTACCGCGTTTAACGGTTTGTCTGGCATCCGTTACGGTTCCCCGAGTCCTCTGGTCACGGTGAAGGGTCTGACAGTTACGGTCAAACCTCATTGCGGTACCATCAGCCCGTGGGATGGTTTGGGCGCGTACACTTACGCCATCACCACCAATACGACCGTGCAGTTGGCGGATTCCACCAACAATTACAAGATCGCGGTTACTGTGGAAGACCGTCTCAGTCGCACGGTACGACTCCACGCGGCAAACTCGAAGTGTTCACCGCTGGCACTCCTGACTCGAATATCAACGGTCTGGTAATTGCCAAGATTAAGGCCGGTGTCGCGTCTGATACGGCCCCGATTATTCGTAATAACGCGATCCTGATGGCGCGTGATCTTGAACAGCTCAACACTATTGACGCTGTGGATGGGCAGGAGGCTGTAACGATGGCCGATAATGCCCATTATGTACGAGAAAACAGCGAGTGGAGGAATCTGAGCGATATCAAGCTACTTAACGGCCAGTGGATTAATGATTGGACTGTGAATTACCGGTGTTCTCGTTCTGGTAACATTGTGTCTATCTACCTGAAAGTAATTAGGAAAACTAAGTGGCAAGCTAAAGCGTGGGATAAAAGTCAGATTCTAAAATTCCCTGATTATCTGGAACCGCAGATTTCCGATGTGAATATCTGCGGTGCCGGTACTGTTAATTCCGGTTTCCAGATAGACCCAACAGGGTTGTACGTGCGACCGTTTGCCGATATCACATATGACGCCGGGGCATGGAGTAGTGCCGCGTTTTCGTACACTATCAAATGACAGTCAGTTATCGCCTGCCAGTTCCTCAAGCGATGCAATACGGTCGCGTAGATCATCAGGCAACGACGGTTTAGGATGATTCTCCAAAAATTCAGGCTCGATGATCTCGCAGAACTTCGACAGCCAGTGTCCCAACGCGCGAATATAACCCGTCTCCAAGTCGATGGTGTATTGCAACTCGTCACGGTTCTTGATTAGCGCGTTTATCTTCTGTCTTGCGCGTCGATCTGCCGTTTCATATCCCCTTGGGCTGAAACTAAAGCTTGATATGCGCTCGTCAGGTCTGATCTACGGTTGCTAGCCATGTTATGAGCTTCCGAGCTACGCCGCCTACGCCGATGATTGCCGTGAGAATTTCAGTCATGGTCTTATCTTAGACCGATACGATAATGCGCATTATCAGTAATAATAATATCGATTCGATGCTAAGATGATCCTATGAGACGTTTCAAACGGTGTGTGATCCTTGTACTGTTGCTCGCCGTAGTCTCGGTGATAGTCCACGTCCTGATTACGGCCTACTCCGTTTTATGCATGGCGTGGCTGTTCTTCTACATGATCAGCCTATAGGAGGAGTTTCGATGGCTTTGAACGGTATCGACATCAGTAATTGGCAGGCTGGTATCGATTTGTCTGCCGTACCGTGTGATTTCGTTATCAGCAAGGCGACGGAAGGCTGCTGGTACGTGTCAGCTGATTGTGCTCGGCAAGTGGAACAGGCGTTAAGTCTGGGAAAATGCGTCGGCGTATACCATTACGCCAATGGCGGTAACGCTGTCTCCGAAGCTGACTACTTCGTGAACAATTGCGCGAATTGGGTTGGCAAGGTCGTATGGTGCTTGGACTGGGAAGCACAGGGTAACGGACTGTTCGGGTCTGGCGCGTCTGCGCAGCAGTGGATTAGGTCGTTCTGCGATCGTGTGCACGAGCGTACAGGCTCACAGCCTATCGTGTACGTGCAAGCGTCCATGCTTAACGACGTGCAGAATATTGGTGATCGTGGATTGTGGGTGGCTCAGTATGCGAATATGAACGCTACGGGGTATCAGGATACGCCGTGGAACGAAGGCGCGTACGCTTGCGCTATCCGCCAGTATTCGTCCAATGGTCGTCTGCCCGGATATTCAGGCAGTCTTGACCTTGATAAGTTCTATGGTGATGTTAATGCTTGGAATGCGTATAAGGCGGGTCATTCTACTGTGACCAACGTTCCGACGCCTTCCGCTCCTGCTCCGTCTACTCCCGCTTCTGGCACGTACACCGTGCGATCAGGTGACACGTTGAGCGGTATCGCGTCGATGTATGGGACTAGCTGGCAGGTGTTGGCGCAGATCAATAATCTGTCTAACCCGAATCTGATTTATCCGGGTCAGGTGCTGAAACTGCCGGGCGGTGCACCGTCACCGTCGGTTACGACGTACACTATCCAGCCCGGTGACACATTGAGTGGTATCGCCGCCAAGTACGGTACCAGTGTTTCCAGTTTGGTGTCGTTGAACGGTATCGCCAATCCTGACGTGATCTACGCGGGCCAGACTATCCGCATCAAGTAGACTATTCGATAGGAGGTTTGTTATGAGCATTAATACTGGTGAGCCGACCACTGAAACAGTGGTCACCAATGAGATGCCGGACGGTAATGATGATTACGTGCCGACGTTCAACGCCGCGACCCGTAAGTGGGCGTATCTGATTTCCGGACTGGTTGGTATCGCCGGTGCGGTGCTGAGTTTCGTGAGCGCTGTGCCGGACGTGCGTCATGGGTGGCTGTGCTGGGTGGCGCTTGCGCTCTGGTCGGCTCCGGTGTGGCGGGAATGTTCGGCGTCCACTATGCAGGCATCTCTAAGTGATATACTGTGATTGCTCCTTTCGAGCGATGGTGTGATGACCGAATGAACTAGCCGCACTGGTCTTGACGACTGGTGCCGGGCTAATTGTTTTTTTAGTTGCTTAAGAGCAATTTTTTACATCGGTATTCGCTGAACGCTGGAACGTTTTCTGGGTGATCGTTGTAGGCGCTGACCAGCCAACCGTTCTCATACGATTCTTTAGGATGCTGGTGTATACGTCCGTGGCATCCCATTGTGCCCGACCCGCAGACGGTAATCAGGTTGCTGGGTAGGTTCAACCCCTCCCAAGCGTGGGAGCGCATATGCCTATGATGCAGGTTGAAAGCGGAGGCGCTTAACGTTTTCCCGCAGATGAAGCATCTGCCGTGGTCACGGTTGAACACTTTCATACGGGTTTCGATATCAGGGTCTGTTTTGCTCACTCGAATACTCCTTCGCAGTGGAAGAAGTACAGGGTTACAGGGGTTACAGGGGAGGTTAGCTTGAAGGAATATTGCTTGTCGATTTCTGTCTTGCATTCACGAATGGGCGTGAGCTTGACATCCTCAACGCTGCCTAGGATGTCGTAGAGCTTGAGGAACGCTCCGGCGTCTCTAATTCCGATCTGGCCGAACGTGAGTTCCTGCCCAAGACCATAAGTGTCGATGATTCCCTGTGCTTGCGGGGCCTTCTGCAAGAGATTGATGATCGAGGTCAGGTAGTTGACGGTGTCCATTGTTACTCCTTTGGTGTGATGATGATTGGACTGATCGTGCAGTTTTTTTAGACTATCTTCTAGTCTTTCGTCAGGATGTCGTAGCCGAGGTGTTCGGACAGTCGCAACCGGTATTTCTTTTGTGGTTTGCGGCGTCCGGTTTCCCACATGGCTATGACGTTCGGGCTGGCGACGCCGATTCGTTCGGCTAGTTCAGCCTGTGAATACCCGTGGCGTAGCCGCCAGTATTTGATGCACTGGCCGATGGTTACTCGGTCGCTGACGCTCGCGTAGTCAATGGGGATGTTGCCGACGTTCTGTCGTGTGAAGAACTGGCCGGTCTGGCTGTCCTGTTCCACGGTGACTTCTTGACCGTTGATTACTGTCTTGATCTTGCTTTGCTTGCGCATGTTTCACCTCCCTATGTGATATATATATTATATCACATTGTTTATGTTTCGCCAAACAGCTCACTAATGGCTTGACGCCCGTCGTCGGTCAAATCGAACCGCCAGCAATGGCGATGCCGACTGTTCACACCCTCCCGGTCAACGCGATACACATGACCGGAACGCTCAAGCTCGATCATGCGCGACCTCAAGCCCTGCGGAGTATCGTCATACTTCGCTAAGACCGCCATACGTTCGATTTCCTCATGGGTAAGCGGACGCTTCGCCATCCAAAGAATCAGCAGCACATGAACCTGTTGTTCGCTGAACATCACGCCACCGCCGTTTCAGCGGAGTGGCGGAGGAACGCGGCCACGCCAGAGGCTACGATCCACCCGGCCACCCACTTGACTCCGAACCGTACCCGGTTTATCTTGGCTGACATCGCCCACACCGGAGCGAAACCCACGGCTGAGACACCAGCCGCAGTAGGCGAGGTTCCCGAGACTGTCCACGTAATCCTTGGCCCACGTGGGGAGCGAGCTGGGCAGGTTCTCGGTCTTTACGGTCAGCTTGCGGCGGAGCGCGGAAAACACATAGCCGGGGCCGGGCGATAGTTGCACCACTGTGGTGGCGTATCCCGCTGTGATTCCAGCGGAAAGCACGGCAGTCCACCAATTGCCATCAGTCTTCATCGGTTTTCCTTTCCTCGTGGCGACGCCAGCAGTTATACCGTTTGTCGTAATCCGCGTACATGGTTTCGTAAAGCTGCTTTGCCTCTTTGGTTGCTTCGGCGTAACCGAACCCGTGCTGTTGCAAGACGTATTGCGCGGCACCGACCCAAATGGAGCGTCGAACGTGTTGATACCAGCGGTCGAACAGTTTGCCGCACACCTTGTCATGCTTGTTGTCTCCGAGAAGTCGGCAACGCTCTCCACCACGAACTTACGCAGAGTGTTCGCGGTGATATGGTTACGGTCGAACAGTTCCAGCACGTCGCTGGTTAAACCGTTATCCTTCATTGGGTTCCTCCTCTTCTTCGGTTTCGTCGTCGTCCACCAGATAATCGGCTAGGCTGATGTCTTGCGGCTTGCAGTAGATCAATCCGTCCAGCAAGATCATCGGATAACGCACGATTACTCCTTGGTCTTTGGCTATGGTGCGTATCGCTCTGGCGGTGGGCTTCCCGACGGCACGATACGGAGCCTACGACCCATCTGCTGTGCGTACACGCGGCACCCCACCAGATAACCGGCGTCCTGCCATTTGCACGTGGGGCATCCGTCGAACATGACGAACATGTCCCGTCTTTCCAAGAGCGCAGTGGGCTTAATCATCAGAACGTCAACCCCAGAGCGTCGGCCAGCACATCGGAGATATGGAGCGTAGCCAACTGGCGACTCTTATGCTCAGCGATCTTTTCGGTGATGTCCTTGCGGTACACGGGGATGACCTGATGGTGTGCGGCTCCGACCACGCGCGGGTCGAACATCGAGAAATACAGGACTTCCAGCGAATCGCACACGACGAAGTACTGGAGCACCTGTGCTTTGTACTGGTCGGGGATGAAGTCGAAGCCGGTCGCCTTTCCGTCGAGCGTGTATTCCGGAAGAACCTGCTCAATAACGTCCACCAGCTCAGGTTTCAGGTTGGCGATATGGGATCGCATGGCGTCGTTGTGCATCATCCACGGTACGACGGTCTGCAAATGGTAGGCGGAGCCGAGCGACTTGCATTCGATGGCCCACGTCGGCTTCTCAGCGTTTTCGTAGGCGTCTGGACTGCACGCGATACGGTCATTATCATCACTCTCCCAGATACCGCAGTCGGTCACGCAATCACTGGTGTTGAAGCCGAGCGTTTTGAGCGTGATCTGGATGTTTTCGGGTTCGAGATGGTGGCCGCGTTCCATCGGAGGTTCACCGTCCGCTGGTTCGGCCCACAGTTCCGCGAGGAACTTCCAGAATTCCACACCGACCTTGAGCCGCTTGTTCTTGCTTCCGCCTCGGTGATTCTGATGTCATACCCCTGAGCTTTGGCGTAGTACTCATTAGCCTTTTCGGGCGTCTTCGCCTTCTTCGCCTGTTCCAACGCCTTGTCTCGGTATTCCACGAGTTTTTCCACGTCGGTGTGGGCGTAGTGCTCCAAGCGAGTCCGCCGCTCTTGGTTCCGGTGATACGGCCCATTCGTTCATCGAGCCATGCTTCGGTTTCTGTTGCTTGCGATACATTGATGATCTTCATTGATGTTGTCCTTTCGGTTGGGTGTGGGCGGGTGACGAGTCCCGCCCAACCGAGTGCGCCGACAGTGTATGTGGACCGAGATTGGTCGGCGCGTGGATAATAATCGATATTCAGTTATATGTGTCCCCGCCAGCCGACTGGTGAACGTGGATGTCCGCGAAAACATCCCAATGGTTTGTTTCGTTGGACTGTCGGCTGGTGGGAAGTCTTTAATCTCGTGGTGCGAACCGCACGATCAGCCATAGGCCGGTCAACAGGTAGATGACACTCACAAGGACGGTCGCGGCCTGCGAGTCCGCCGTCCGCCACGTGAACAGCAGGGTCATGCTGCTCACGAACCCGATGATGGCGGCTGCGAACTTCAGACGGCGGAGCGTGTAGTTCGGCTTCGTTGCTTCTGGTTTGCTGTCGTGGTTGTTCTTCTGTTGATTCATTTCAGATCCTCCAGTTCCTTACTCTGCAAGCAGTTCGGAAACCGCGTTGTCAAACTCTTCGGAAAACAGCCAAGTACGGTAGAAAACCTCAAGCTCTTCGGGATCGTCCATGGGCGCGTCGTGCGCGTAATCGCTAGCGATAAAACCGTCCCAATCATCCGAGAATATGATGTTCTGCATGTTCTCGGAACTCTTGCTAGCGTTGCACGTCCATGAACCGTTATCGTTGCCGGTAACTGGAATCTCAACGTCGTCATACTGATCCCAGCACCATTGCTTGGTTGGCGTAATGCCGTCCGCATAATCCTTAAGGGTTTCGACAATTTTATCCCGCAAGTCGGAACGATATGCCGCTGCGAAAGTGTTTTCATCATACATTTTGGTTTATCCTTTCGTTTGGATATAAGATCAAGCCTTTGCTTGATATATTTATTATATCACATGTTGTGGGGTGAAGCAAACAGCGACACGAGACTAATCACATTTGTTTGACTGCGTTCATCAGACTGTTCAGGTCGGTTTGCGTGAGTCCACGCCATCCCCTGACCTGACGGTTCAGAGTGTCGTTGATGAACTCGCCACGCGCCTCGACTGGGATGTTGTGGGTGTCCATCGCCTTGGCCAGTTCGTCGTACTGTTCCGCGCTTATGGGACGGTCGGTAGTATCGTAACGCTGTTTCGCATACGCGCCGTCGTCGTCCTTGTCGGGGAAGATGCCCAACACCGCGTAGAGACTGTAGCGTCGGGCGTAGGTGATCGCGCTGCCTACCTGCTGCGGGTCGCCGGTCACGAAGAACGGGTAAGAGCACGCCACCATTTGTTCTTCAGAGTCGAAGATGACGGTCTCCACCGTTCCAATGACTTGTCGCGCTTCTCCTGCGTTGTCGAACGTGACGCGCTGGCTGAATGCCAGACCGTGCTTCTCGAAAACCGGTTTGATGGTTTTAAGTATCGTGGCGAGGTTGAGATACTTGTAAGTCCGGTTGCCTGCCTGTGCGGTTTCGTCGGTGACGAAGTTGGGGACTTCGTTGAGGACTTTCATGAATTTGTTACTTAGGTTGTTGGCCACCATTACAAGGTTCCTTTCTGATAGTGTGATGATATATAAAGTATATCACATGTGGTGGGATTAGGCAATCAGCGACACACAGGGAACATGTCACAGCGCCCCTAGTAGGACGGGTTAGGACGCTGTGAATGGCGGAATGACGCCAATTAGGACGCTAGGACACTAGGACATGCATTAAGTCAGATTGGCTATGCCTCGCCGTTCGTCAAATACACATTATCCGCGTCCCCGTTATCGAACTGGGCATCCAAAGCCGTCCAGCATTGGCACCCCGCCGAGATTGTACGCCTCAACGAAGAATCCGAGGCGGGTCGGCCGATTGCCTTCAAGCACGTACATGGTGCGCGCCCACTCGGTTTTCCCGTTACGTTCCTCATAATCCGGAATGCTTGCTCGTACACGCCGGTGTCAACGTACCCGTAATCTCCGATACGCCAGATATCGTCCGTCTCGGTGTATGTGTCGAAGTCGCGGCATTCGGGAATCAGACTGGTGTCGATGCTGTTAATCATGTCGCGGGCCTGTTCGACGGTGAGATTTCTAACTGTTTCCATTGTTTCCTCCTTGGGTATATCTCAAGCCTTATCGCTTGATATATTCATTATATCACATTGTGTCTTGTGACGCAAACAAAAAGGCCGGGACTCGCCCGGCCTGTAATCATTCCTCTTCGGCGTCCTTCTTTGCTATTTCGATGATCTTGGAAACCGCAGCCGCCATATTCTTGATTCCATTGCGTGAAGCGAACGCTGTCACCTGATGAACGAACTCGTCGTACAATTCCATAGGAACCAATCCGAGCATGTCCGCGTTGCAATCATCCACGAACTGTTCAAGTTCCTCGTATTCGCGGGTCAGGAACAAAAACTCCACGTTCTTATACTCGTACTTCACATTCAACCCGTTAAGGTTGACCTGCTGCGGTTCGACGTGCGGTAGGCTGTCCTGATCGAGTCCGCTCAGCAACAAGTCGTCTACGTTGTCCATCTGCGTGACCAGTTGAGCCAACAGCTTTTCATCGCGTGGCCGGTGAGTTCGTTGGCGGCAATCTGCTTCGCTGTTATGGTGGAACGTGTCATAGGTTTCGTGTCTATGATAACCGGGATACGTTGTATACCGGCGCGTGCGGCGGCTCTTGTACGATGATGGCCGGAAACAATACTTATCGGCCTTCTCCGTTCGGTTGCGAACAGTACGGCAATGATTCCAGCATCCCACGTAGCTTGATGTTCTGTGTCAGAGCGTCGAACTTACGCGGTTCCATGACTTGCGCGTTCAGGTCTTGTTCCTTGAGGTTTACCACGTCAACCCATTTAATTACCAAACCGTCTGCTATGGTCATTTCTTGCGACGTGTCGATGTCAGACATTATTTCCTCCTGTTCTCCTTGGCTAGGAACTGTCCGAGAATGTTCCTTAAGCCGATCTCGTCGTGCCATTCGCTCTTATACTGCAATTGGTACTGTCCGTTCTTGCGGTCGCGTCTGTCCAGTTTCATCAGGCCGCGAAGTCCCTTGGCTTCGGGGTAGCGCGTGTACTCAACGGTTGCAAGCTGATCACATGCATCGACAATGAGCTGTGACTTTGGCGTAGCGCAGAGCTGGAACGTGGAACGACGTAACGCTATCATCGTGACCAGCTTCGTAAGCCTATACCGTTCGTGGGATACCCCGAAGCTTGACGCAATACCGCATACCGAGTCGCGTACATAAAGTTCGGCAAACCATATCCGATGATCCCGGCAACGTAACCGTCGATTAGTACGAGAACACACATCGGGCTCACGTTTCCCGATATCCTATGCCGCATCACTTGCAGATACGAGTCTTGGGCCGCGCTATCATGCAACGGTACGACCTTGATTTCGGAACGTTCGGTAATCTGATGATCTCTGGGCAATATCGGTATCGGTATCTCCGCCGATTTCGACGACGCCACAGTCACCATGTTCCCGCCGACAAGACGTTTGACCTCGTTCGGACGGTTGGAATTCATGTAAATCACACTGTCTAGTCCCAGACGCCTAGCGTAGACCGGGCTATCGGTTGCGGCGTTTCCGGGCGTTTGCTGCTGCTGGCAGATCAGCAGCGCCTTACGTCCATCGAACAGCTTGCAGAGCTTGGGAATATCGACGGGAGCATTGAACATGTTGTATTCAGGTTCCGCCCATTGGAATCTACCCCCGGTATCGAAGAACTTTTCATAAGCTCCCGGATACGTAGGAGGGTTGGCGAACACGATGGTGTGCGGGTCGTCCATGATGCGTTCCGCGTACTTCATCGGGTCAGTGGCCTCGTATTTCACTCCACCCAATCTGACCATATTCGCTGCGATTCGCTCCCGTAACTGGCCGACGTGTTCCGAATCGTTGAGGTCAAGATCAGCCAAAAGTTCACGGTAGTAATCGACATCTTCGTGTTTGCTGAGACGCATACGGTATTGCGCCATGATTATGGTAGCCGCGTCGTCCGCCGCGTTTCCGGATAGAGGTACTGGTGAACCGTCAACCGTCGCCTGCATTTCAGTGAGAGGCGTCCCGCTGTACGCATACCCGAGTGCAGCGGTGTACACCCACACGTCGCACGCTTCGATCTGCTCCGGTTTCCATCCGTTCTCCACGGCGACCATGCAGTTGGCGAATGATCCGGCGTACAGTTCGACGTATCGCGTATACCCTGACGCGAGTGCCTGCCTAAACAGATTCCCGTTCCAATCACGTTCGGGTTTGTCCCAAGTGTTGAGGAACAGTATGGACGGTGAGTTGAAACCTGCCATCAGACCGCCCCCCAAGAGTCGAACTTGGTGCCTCCCTGTTCGAGACAAGGCGCTCTATCCGGTGAGCTAGGGGCGGAATAGCAACAGTCATTAGAATAGCACATTTTGTTCGACCTCCAAACCTTTTTGTAATTCCTTGACTTCTTCTCCGGTTTTTTCCTGCCACCATTGGGCGAAAAGCGTTCGGTGGCACAAGCCTTTGCTTACATCGTCGAAGCATAGAAGCACGATGTCTTTACCGCCGTTGAGTTGCGATATCGTTTCAAGTTCCGTTCTGATGCGGGCGACACCGTGTGAGTCCAGCATGGAACGATACCGTTCGGTGAATTCTTCGTCGGTTCCTTCCATGAACCATCGGCCCGGCGTTACTGTTTTCGCTGATGCTGCGATGTCGTATGGTAGTCGCCATCGTGGCGAACCGTAGGTTATGCGTACCGGTATGCCTTGCGACGAGGTGAAGTCGTGGTATCGGTTTGTGTAGATCTTCATATGCGTCCTTTCCATGTGTGATATATTTATTATATCACATTGTTAGTTCTGTGGCAAATTGCCACCATTCTTATCGTCGTCCGGGAAGAACTCACGTTCCAGCGCCTCCACGCCACCGGTGGCACCCCAATACGCACATCTCGCCCGCAGAACCGTCTCCACATCGGCGGACATGGAATCGGGAAGCTCCGAGCCATCCAATTCGACAACTGCGCTTCGCTGCGCCGATCCTGCTTCTGAACCCTCCAATTAACCGCGTTGGCCAACCACACGGGCAGAGTCCGCACGTACTGCAACGGCGTACCCTCACAGGACTCCACGAAGCGTCTCGCCGCCCTCATAAGCGCATCGGCACCAACCTCGTCGTAAGCCGCATTGAAATACCGTAGGAATTCGTTGGACACTCGGCACTTCTTCGGCCACAATCCCATAAGAGCATTGAGCGTATCCACCGAATGGCAGGTGACTGTGATTTTTTCTTCGCCGCGCGAGTATTGTTCTTGGGTTTTGTTCTCTTGGGTATTGTTAGTCAAAACCTCGTTTTGGGGTAGGTCAAAAGCAGGTTTTGAGGGGTCAAAAGCAGGTTTTGGGGTCGGCGCAGGGTCATAACCCTGTTTTGGGGTCGGCTTCCACAACGAAACGTGATACCGGTTGGCCCTGCCATCGGACTTGACCCGTCGAATGTACCCCAATCGCTCCAACACGTTGAGGCTCTTGGACACCGTAGGCTGTGAGCAACGCGCGATCTTCGCCAGCCGCTCCAAGCTCGGCCAGCAGATACCACTGTTATCGGCGTGACGTATCAGCGCCATATACACCAGCAGGTCGTAGCCGCCCAACCGGTCATCATCCACCGCCCAAATTCGGTAGCATCGAAAAACCCGAGTTCTGTGCTATACTCTTATCGGACATTTTTTCCACCTTTCTGTTAGCGCCTCTCTTCTGTTCTCTCGGGGGAGGCGCTTACTTTATTTGACTTCTATTTGACGATATTTTTTGTGTACATATTTATTATATATTACGACGACACCACTTGCAATCGAGAACAATATAATGTATATTTTTAATTATGAACGCTAAAGACTACACAGCAACAGTGGAGCAGTACGCGGAACGCTGGCACCTCAACGTGCAGACCGTCCGCAGATACTGCCGTGAAAAACGACTGCCCTACATCAAGGTAGGCCACCGCTACTACTTCAACCCCGACATCACACCACTACCCGTAGGAGAAACAATCAACGATGAATGACCCAAGAATCACACTGCCGCTCGCACGCTTGGCAGCAGACCCCCAACGCAAACAAGCCCGCAACGGCACCCCATACATGCTTATCCGAGTCGCCGCCACAAGCGGACACATGGACAAAAACACGAAGCAATGGGTGAACCACGACACCATGTGGGCAACCATCTTCGAATACGACCTGAGACTTGCGGAAACCTACGAACGGCATGCTACGCAAGGGCACCCTGTCCGCGTCGAAGGCGTACTCAAATGGAAGACCGACACCGACAACCAAAGTCAACCGCGCACCGACTTCATCATCGGACACGCGACCATCAGCCTCGCCATGCTCAAGGCGAACAACCAGCAGCCTCAGCAAGACCAGCAGACCGGCAACCAGCGGCCAGGAACCGACACGTTCGCCCCTACCAACTCATCCAACCAGACCGACAACGAATGGGACGTGTTCTAATGGCTACCAACGTCACCGAGAAAGACAAGACGCTCAACGAGATCATCGAATGGTGCGAACAGATGGAAGCGGAAGGACTGAGACTGGCGAGCGCTCTTCTGATACAGCATGAGATGGCCGCATACAGCGTCATGCAGGGACAAATCAGCGCATACGAAAAGACAGCCGACCACTGCCGTTCCTTGCTTGGCTATTCCGGTTCCATGCCCGCAGAGGTGCCGAATCAAAGCGAGGATGTGACGAAGAAAACCGCACAGACAGACGAAAATGCCTGCGAATTAGCCGACAAAACTCAACAAGGAGAAATCATAAGACACGATAAACCGGAAACCATGTGCAGTTTGGAATGGTTGGAACACGAACGCCGCAAGGCATGGCAAGAAGGCTACACAGCCGGATGGAAAGACCAAGAATGCGACTTTCCGCAATATACCACCGACAACCCGTACAAAGAGACCATCGAATGAAACACAACCCGTTTGGAATCCTGTTCGCGGTCACGTTGACGGTCTGCCTGTGCGTCGCCCTATCATCATATTCGCCATCAGTTAAGGAGCAATCATGAAATTCACGAAACGTGCCTACGTCAAGGTGTGGCAGGACTGTCCCGAGGACGACCGCGAAGACACCACCATAACCCTCTATGACTACGAGGACGCGAACGAACTCAACAGCATCCCGGTAGCCCTACTCTACCTGCTGGAACGTTATGCGTTCGTCAACAGTATGGACAAATTCGACATTCTTGAACACTGCCTTACAGCCGAATCGTTCGATCTGGCGGAGCTCAACCAATGATCGGCGAACCATCCTCGTTCAGCCTGTTCATTCCCGCATACCCGCCAGTAAAGGCTCATACCGTCCAATCACCGGCAGGAGCCGCACCACAGGCAAACCCGTAACCCGCCTCATACCAATGGACAAGAAGGAACGCCCGTGGCGCAACCATGTGCGCGACACCATCCTCAGCCAAAAACACCCAACCATCCCACACGACTCATACGTTACAGTAGAAACCACGTTCTACCTGCCACGCCCCAAAACCATCCCACCCACCAAACGCAAACACCCCACAGTCAAACCCGATATAGACAAACTCCAACGCGCCCTATACGACGCCATCACCGAAACACACATCTGGCATGATGACTGTCAGATAACCGACGTAACCAGCCGCAAACGATACGACGACATCAGACCAACCGGCGTACTACTCACAATCACATGGGAGCCAAACCAATGAAAAAACCAAACGAAATTAGACTACTTCCGCAACAACAACAAGCCGGAGAAAACAACAACCAGCTATAAAATCGGACGCATCCTCGGCATCCTACTCATCACCTAACCATCCTACTCATCACCACCGGCACCATCGCCCTACTCAAACTACTCATAACCTACATCCTCGCCTAAAAAAACCACCATGACAAACTAAACCCAAGAAAGTATAAAATAACCTTATGAGCAACGTAACCCGAGACGCACACGGACGAATCACCGGAGGCGTCAACAATCCGACCGGCAAAGGCGGCTTCCAAGAACGCCCACAAGACCGAAGCCGTAAATGGACAAAACGCGGCAGCGTGAAATACAACCTTCAGCAATTCCTTGAACTCACGAACGAGGAACTAGCGGAATGGGTGCAGCGTATGGACGAACTGACCCAAGCCGAACAAATCGCCCTACGCTGGGTTCTTGCATCGAAGAAGGACGGTGAGAAAGCATTCCGCGTCTATCAGACATTGCCAACCGTACCGATGGCATGCCCCGACAGCAGGTTGACCAGACGGTGCAGATGTACGAGCCGCCTACGATCAATGTCACGGTGAAGTGAACAAACCCGAGCCTACTATTCTCAATAAGGCTCGGGTTTCCTCGGGTGAAGACCAGACTATTGAGAATCGCGCGCACATTATGGAACAAAACGGAACATTCAACCTCGTAATCCCCAAAGCATACGAAGATCTACTGTTCTTCCTCCATGACCGTGACAATCCGCCATACCGCTACTACGACTACAGCGGAGGCCGTTCAAGCGCGAAAAGCACCAGCGTAGCCCTAGCCCTAGCGCTCGAAGCCAGCATGTACCCACCCGCATCCTATGCACCGTGAATTCCAGAACAGCATTCAGGAAAGCGTCAAACAGCTCCTAGCCGACATCATCAGCCGCTATGAGCTTCCCGGTTTCACCATCACCCGCGAACAGATAACCCACGTCAACGGCAGTGTGTTCTGGTTCAAGGGCTTGCACGAAGACCCCGAAAGCACACTAAAAGGCATCGAAGGCGTAGACCGGTGCTGGATCGAGGAAGCGCAGTTCATCACCGACCATAGCCTAGACGTGTTGCTGCCGACCATTCGAAAGAACGGCAGCACCATCATATTCACCCGTAACCCCCTGACCCCGGAGGATGCGATAACCACACGTTTCGTCACCCATCCGAGCCAGATCACCCAACAACGCACCACCCACCATCACACCACATGGCGGGACGCGGAACAAGCCGGAATCCTCCCGGAAGAAATACTGCGACAGGTCGAGGAATCACGAAACAACCCAGACTTCGCCCACATCTGGGAAGGAATGCCCTACGAGAAAACAATCAACCAGATCATAAACTGGCAGCAACTCACAGACGCGACCGAACGCCAACCTCAAACAGACGGCGGCGTAAGCTTCGGCGTTGACGTGGCCCGATACGGAGCCGACCGAACCGCCGTAGCCATCGTAAAGGGACGACACCTAGTAGACCTCGTTAGCTGGAGCAAAACCAGTCTTGTCGAAACAGCGGAACGCATAATCACGCTTGCCGGAACACATCATCCAAGCATCATCAACGTGGACGATACCGGCGTGGGCGGAGGAGTAACGGACATTCTACGCAGCCGAAGCCAACCAGTGAACGGCGTCAACTTCGGAGCCAAGCCCAAGCATCCCGACCGCTATCCGGCAGTCAGTTCGGAATTATGGTTCGAGTTTGCCGAACAGCTTTCGGAAATCACCATCAACCGAATCTGGAACACCGAGCCGAACTGTTTCAGGAACTCAGCACCCGTGAATGGGCAATCAACAACAGAAACCTACGCGAAGTGCAGCGGAAGAAAGACTACAAAACAGAGAATCAGACTGGTAGCCCCGATCTAGCGGATAGCGTCCTTCTCGCCTACTACAAGCCGCTGCAACTTCCCTCTTGGGACGTTGCTGTTTGCTAGGTTTATGCGTTGCACCCGGTAGACTAGACGCAGGGTCTTATGACGAATCGAGGAAACTGTGAGCCTGCTGAACAATCTCCGTGAAGGTTTTATGAGCGCGTTCGACCGTAACCATGCGCCCAGCATGTCTCCTACACCGATGGGCGGGAACATCTGGCAGCCGATGGGCGGCAACACCATTCCACTGCATGATACTTACGATAACGTGTTTCCGTATGTTAATGCCATCGCCCAACGGTTCAGCACGGTAATCCCCTATGCCGTGGACTCGGAGAACCGGCGTATCGACCCGGCTCCCGCACCGTTGGCCGCACTCTACGCGCCCAACGACACGTATTCATGCTTGGAATTCCTCAAGATCGTTTGCGCCACCATCCTCACCCAATCCCACTTGGACGTACTCATCTGGACAACTAACGGGCCGGGCGGAGACATTACAGCCGACAACATCATCGGATATACGCTGCTACCGTCGAACAGCCGCCAGTACAATTCTTCTCGCTCGGACTGGTATCACCGCGTTACGATGGACTTGGGCGACGGCGAACGAGTCTACGAATTCTCCCGAGACGAAACCATCGCTCTCAGCTACAGTCGGCACCCCAACGACCCGACGCGCGGCATTGCCCCCGCCATGACCGTGAAGAAGTGGGCGAACGTGGACGATATGATCGCCGACTACGAGCGTGGCTTCTTCGGCAACAACGCGGTACCCGCTGGAATGCTCGGCATCGTTTCGGAAAACACCGAGGACTTCCAACGTAACCGCGAACGCTCGAAAGCACGTTCCGTGGCGCGGGCAACAACAACGGAATCGTGTACAACATGATTCCGGTTGACCCTATGACCCATAAGCCCAGCACCACCAGCAAACTGGTGTGGGTGCCGTTCCAGAACGCCAACGACAGTCTGGACTTGCAGACCGTGAACGACGTGGTGAACAACCGCTTGTCGAACGCGCTCGCTGTCCCGGACATTATTCGCGGCATCGATAACGGGCAGACCTACGCCAACGCCGAACAGGCGGAACGCGCGTTCATTGAAAACACGATGAAGCCGTTGTGTATGACGGTGTGGGATAAATGGCAGTTCGAGCTTGACCGTATCACCGGCGGACTTGGCTACGGTATCACGTTCAATCTCAACCTGCCGTCCCAAACCGACGTGGAAAAGGTTCAGGCCGACACGCAGAAGGTACGTATCGACTCGCTCACCCAGCTTTTGAACATGGGTGCAAGTCTGGAATCTGCCGTGGATGCGCTCGGACTCCCCGAAGCGTATAAGCGTCTTGACCTGCACCAGCAGGCTCCGACGCTGACTATCCCAACAGCCGCAAAACGGTATAGCCGTAATATCAAAACGCAGGAGACGGCAACTGAGAAACGCATTCTGCCCGCCACTCGAACCTACGTGGACAGAATCATCAGAATGGCCCGCCGTTCCCAGAACGGATTGCGCGATGATTTGGAAGCCATCGGAAACCAGTGGATAAACGACGTGGAAGACGACCTGATGGCTAACCTCGCCGCCTACGCCCGCCGTACCGGCTACGAGTTGGAGCAGGTCATCACCGCGTGGGCGGAAGTCCATCCGGAAAGCTCCATTGCCGTGCAGATCGAGGGATACACCGCCGATGATTGGCGGCAACTCTACTTCTGGACTGAACTCCCCGACACTGTGCGTGAAGCATACGTGGAACACTTGCGGAGCATCGCCAAGTCCACCAGCAAGACCATCACAAGCAACGTCCTAGAAATCCTGAACCGTGCCGACGTGGAACAGTGGGACGCCGAACGCCTGCGTGACGAGCTCGAACGCATGGGCAACGATCACGCCGAACTGATTTCACGATGCGAAACCGTGCAATCCAACGGCTCGGCAGCTTGTACAGCGCCCGCAATCTCAGCGAAACGCTAGGCGTCCGACTGGACAAGGTATGGCGTACCAGCGGCGACGAAAAAGTATGCGAATTCTGCAACCACATGGAAGGCAAGCGAATCGCATTGGACGACACGTATATGGCGGAGAACGCCAGCGTCGAAATCGGCGAGCGCACCTACGTGAACAACTTCGAGAGTATGCAAACACCGAACGGACACCCCAACTGCCGTTGCTACGAGGATTACGAGGTGGTGGAATCATGACGTATGACATCCATTGCAAACGTTGCGGACGCTACCTAGGCTCCTGCACCCGCGATACGATGGTTACGCTCAAATGCCCGAACTGCAAAGGTTTGGACACGTACCGCATCGTGCTACTATGGGGATCAGAACATTAAGCCCATTAAGGACGTTCGACCGCACCACTAACCCCTATCTGAAAGGCTAAGATGAAGACTCGTAAGAGCTTCGCCAACAGCGGTGCCCCAGAAACCAATGGTCGTACCCTCACCTTCCTCGCCAACAGCGGCAAAGTAATGTGCGACGGACTCACCGTAGACTCAAGACACTGAAAGCGCCGTTAATCGACGGCACTCTGAAACTCGTGTCCGATCTCACCGAGTCCGACAAACTATCACTACCGTTGCTAATCGACCACATGCCCAGCATCGAATGCCAAGCAGGTGCAATCACCCGACTGTGGATGACCGATGACGGACTAATGGCCGAAGCCAAGCTCAGCGAGGTAGACCAAGGCGAACGTATCCGCCAGCTTGCAGCCGACGGATGCTTGACCAACAGTTTCAGCATCACCGTTGAATTCAACCAGCGTCCCGGCAAAGACGGCATCATCCACGATGGCGAACTACTGGAAATCAGCGTCGTATATCGTGGGGCCGACCCTCGGGCCGCTTTCACCGCAATCAACAGCCGCAACAACACGAATGGAGACACCATGAACCCGGAACTCCTGAAGAAACTGGCGCGTACCATCGCCCAGTTCAAGCTCACGCCGGACGAGGCCGAGCAGCTTACCAACAGCATCGCCGACATCATGCAGGGCGCGCTCGATGACATCACCGAAGCCATCGGCGAACAGTCCGAATCGAACAATGAGGAAAACACCCCGGCACCGGAGGAACCCGTGCAGACTTCCAACGGTCGCCAGACCATCATCATCAACAAAGCCAACCACGCGGCCCACCAGTCGGGGACTGTGAAGTTCTCGCATGACCGTAAGACGTGGCTTGACTCCGACGATGCCATGATCGCGTTCGAGCGTGCCCTGATCGACACTGATAACAAGGGTGTCAAAGCATTCCACCGTGAGTGGGCTGACACCGTGAACCGTAACATGGCGGACACCGCATCGTTCGGTGTGGACGCTAGCGACGTAAATAAGTTCATCCCGACTGAGGCAATCACCACAATCGCGGACGCGCTGAACACGCGCGGCTCCGGCCTGTGGAACCTGCTGCGCAAAACCGGCATGGATCGTCTCACCATCGGCGGCAACATCGCAGGTCTGACTGATCAGACCCGTGCTCACGGCTACCCGGTGGCCTCCTACAGCACGAAGAAGAAGGAACAGGTGCTTTCGTTCGTGAAGCGTGAGCTTCAGGCCGACTACACCTACAAGTACATCACGCTGAACAAGGGCGATATTCGCCGCACCCAGCGTCCGGGCGCTCTGCTCCGCTACGTGTTGCAGGAACTCCCGAACTACATCGTCCAGACCATCGAACGTCAGGTAGTGCTCGGCGGCTACGACGACATGGCCCACTTCCGTGCCATCACTACCGATGCAGCCGACACCAAGTCCGACTGGGCCGGCAACAAGTTCGCCCTATCCTGCACCCTGACCGAGGACACGTCGCTCATGGGCTTCGTGAAGGCTTCCCACATGGTTCGCGCTCAGGGCAACAAGGTACTCGTCTGCAATGCGGACACCGTGGCCGACCTGCTGATGTCCGCAAACGCTAACGGAAATACGTACATTGCTCTCGGCGGTGACGATACTCTGGCCCGCGCCCTCGGCGTTAACCAGATCATTACCCCTGAATGGTGGACGGACACGGACGACACCACCACTATGGGCGTCATCATGTCCGCGTCCCACTACGCGGTGGTTGGCGATACCTCCATCGAGGCTTTCACCAACTTCGCACTGTCCACTAACACCAACGAGTATCTTCAGGAGATTTACGCTGGTGGCGGTCTGGACGCGGAGAAGTCCGCCGTGGTCATCAAGCCGAAGGGTGAATGATGAACGCTGAAATGTACGCACGAGTCGGCGGCAAGGCGCTGTCACAAGACAACCTGAACACGGTTAAGGTCATCAACTTTGTGGACGAGTCCGGCGGACCAGTGTCTTTGACGGGTCCGCAAGGTCCGGCTGGCCCGCAGGGTGAGCGTGGCCCGCAGGGGCCTG